CTCGCCTCTCGTGTTACCACGAGATACTACCGTATACTCCGCAAAATGATTGGTAAAAAACTTCTAAAAAGAACGTAGAATAAAAAACCATAGTGCCTTAGTATACAGGCGAGACTAACTGACTCTTAAAGTTGCCACCTAGCTAAAAGCCTCGAGACTAATCTCGAGGTAAAATACCAGATGGCTTATTCAAAAGCCGAGAATAGTCTCCTATATGCGCTAACATATGACGTGTGGGTCGCTCACACGATTATACTCACACCTATATTTTCAATAGTTGCATAAATATTAAATGGCATGCTAATGTTTTACATTTCTGTCACATACCTTACGAAAACAGTAAAAAACCGCAAGTTTATTGTGTTGGGTACACAGTAAGTTTTAACTTTTAAAGAAGAACTTACCAAACTCCTTATATATATATATATTATATTTGTACTTATGACAATTCAGTCAAAGTATATTTATAATAAATTGGTACACCAGTAAAAAAGAACAACGAAAAGTCCTCACCAACAGCATCGTGCTGTTGATAAGCAGTGTTAAGTTGTTCTGGATTAGGCACAAAATCTGGTGAATTAACATCAAGTGTTGTAACACGGTGTGAATTACAGTCCAAATCTTGAGCTGAAATAGTCCTAGCCGGAGAAAATCTCTTAGGCAAATAATAAGGAAATTCAACTTCAACGGTATTGTTAATACCTATATTGGTAGCTGTGGAGCCATTACCACTAGATGTAATTAATTTAGCAGTTAAAAACTTCTGAATTAAAACTCTACCGGCTCCTAAAAGTGCTTCCGATGTATTGAAAGCACCATTCCCAGTGCCTATAAAATCCAATCGTGTCACAATGGGTGATTGTGCAGTGTCCGAGCCGTGAAAATAATACTTTTTCCTGTAAGCTCCACGAACTCCTGCATATGATGGTGTAAACCAAGTGCTAAAAGCAGTTGGACCAACAGTTAGTGCAGTAACACCATCTTGCGCAACATCAATACCATCTGGATCATATCCAGTATAATAAGGTGCATTTTTGTTACGCAAACCATTGATACGAACTGTGTTAGTCGATGCAAAGGTTGGATACCAGTATCTAGTAAAAGAATATCTCTTACACAATTCCCTAAGGGAACAAGGAGGGTCACCAAAATACACTAAATATGTTGCATCCTCTTGATTAGATTTACTGGCAATTGTCATCAACTCACTAGGTGAAGTAGGTTTGTCTGAAGCAGTAGTATCTCCGGTCTCCACATTGGGAGAACCACTCTGAGATTCTAAAACTTCACCTTCCTCGCCTTCTTCAATAGCTAACATTGATGATTGTGGTTCAGGAGGTGCAGGCCACAAATGGAAATTATTAAATGTGGCATTCTTTGGAGCAGCCAACTTAAAATCATCACATGCCGATACAAACACATTAATAGAAATGGGCGCGTCAACACTTGGACACACAAGATCATTAAGAACTGCCAACTCCAAAATTCCATTTCCTTGGAAAACATTAGATTGCAGTCGCGTAACGGCAGAAAAATTACTTCCAGTTGCAAATGGTTCACCACATTTCAACCAAGGCTTTGCTTGACCCCAACCCACTACAATTTCAAAATCATCAGTTTCCGCAATATCAATTACACGCGAATAATTCGTATTATATTGCACAGATGAAGTAAAACTGTTAGGATCCCACCTAACCAAAATACGGCCCTTATGAAAATCACTCTTGACTATTTGAAATCTAAATTTCAATGATCCTTGCCAATGCTCAAAAGCTGTTGCCAAATGAGCCAAAGGTGTCATATGAATTTCATCTTGGACATTATCCAATTGCATAGGTAAAACCCTGGTGTTCCAAAGTAAATCATCAGGGCCTGAATTTGGTGTCCACTGAAACTGTGTGAGATAAGATTCTCTCTTGGCATAATCCAAGATGCCCATCTCATCAGTTCCATCAAGACCAACTGTACGTGAATCAACTGTAAGTTCTGCTTTACTATCTAAAGTAAGTTTCATTGCAGCATCAGCAGCATCAACATTGGCTAAATTACCTTGACCCAAAGGCTTAAATTGCGCAATGTCAGTTATAACATTTGGTCGTGAATAACCAAATAACTGAGCAACCTTACTTACAGCATTAGCTCCAATCTGTGTTGCAGTCATGTAAGGGCCAATAATAGGTAAATTACTCATAGCCCCTGCTGCTTTAGCAATAGCTGCAGCAGGTTTAGAAATTATACCTTGACCATATTCATCACGTGAATTAATAGTATTAGCCTGATCACGGGCAGAACTCCTCTGACCACGACGTCCACTCTGAGAAACAAGTGGAGGATCAGAAGCTGTAGGTATGGTTAATACCACATCCTCTGCCCAAATATACGTTGTGATAGTAACGGGATCGTCACCTCCATTGGCATGAAGGAGATTTCCAAAAGAAGAGATAACAATATCTCCCATATCGTCCCAATCCGCATCAGGAATACGCAAATAATTCTGTGGCCAGAAAAATGGTAAACAAAGTTCACCACCAGTATTCTTAGTAGGATTCAAAAAGAAATGGGGCTTCTGTGAAGCTTGAATCAAATCTTGTGTAATAAAATTCCTACTAACAGTGACTTGATCACCTTGCGTATATGGATTGTATGATACCAAGGAACGTCCATAATGAAATTTTGTTCCTGAAATCACGATCTTAACATGAAGTTTCATACGAAGCAACTCATAATTCTTGATCTTATCTCTCACGAACGAATTTTCGCAAAAAGATGCCCAAGGATTAAATTTGTAATACAAAGGTTGCCCCACTAACCATGTCTGTGCTGACTGGCGAATAGGTCTTTGAAGAAAATCTCCAAGACTACTATCACTATTGTTAGCTAAATCCATGGTAGGATCATACATACCTACCTTTTCTGTGGTCCAACCAGCATCCTGGTCAGCAAATGAGGTAATTTGTTCGGTGGTCATGGGAGCCATTTCACTCTCATTAACACCTGGTGGAGGCTGTTCATCACCCCCAACTCCAGACTGAGAAACATAAACAAAATTGTCCGAAGTTGTATCAAAATTGGTATTTTTATTGAGGTTACCATCCTCAAAAATTGTTTCAAAATTAGTAATGTATTTTAAATATATCATGTGCGGTACATCAATCGGCAACATAACAGTGCTATTTTGAAGTTATAAAATAAATGCGGCCTGTCCATCGATAAAATTAAACTTGGTAATTCAGAACCAAATATCGATGCGTATATCCTAACATTCATGGTAAGTTCGGTTTCGGCTTCCCGCCTGCAGCTACTCACCAAGCCGCGATCTCTAATTTAACGTCCTAGTGAATCAGTTAAGACTAAGCCCCCATAATGGGGATAAAGTGTGAAAATGCTGAGTCTCCCAATTAAGACTCCAAAACATCTTCGAACTTTTCTCGGTACCATTGTAAACGTTCATCATACGACATGATGGGTCCAACGTATCCAACAATACCTGTTTCACGGGCCACTTCCTCCAACTGTGACCTGCGAAGTTCGTAAACTTCGCGTCCAAACTCAAAATACTTCAATGCAGTATTTTGAATAGCCTCGGCACTGGATTGCTCCATGGTCAAAACTTTGGACTTCAAATGCGTATGAAGCATCTTGGCAATTGAATCTTCCTCTACTGGTGCACGATAAATCTGCAATTCTGGATCCCACTTAGCAAAATGCTTCAAAAAAGAAGCTTGCTCTAGCTTAATAAAAGGAACCGATTTTGCGCCCTTATCAGCCATAGTGTATTCAACATCTGCTTCAGCCAAAATTGCAGCAATAGCAGTATGATTAAAAGCACTATATCTGTGGTGAACAGACATGAGATTATCATCTCCATAAGTAGTGGCTGAAACACAATCACTAAAACGTGGAATACGAATCCACCCTTCACGAGTGCCAATAGCCACCCAACAATAACGCAAATACAACGAATTCACCATGCTATTAATGATTACTGTCAATGGATGTCCGGAAGGATTTGATCCCATAAATTGGACCAAAGTACCAAAATATTCATAAGTTGGATAAGTCACCAAAGTGGCTAATCCTCTCATAACGGTCAAATCATCCTTGTCATAATTGCCGCTCTTCTCAGCCAAATCAATTAGCAAGGAAAAAGCAGCAAACATAACCTGAGGACTCATACGAGCATCAAAACTCTTGTAATCACCACCAATCATACGATCCTCTCCAAACTTAGTAACTTCTTTAAACAAAGCAGTCCACTCAGGAGATTGGACAGAAATTCCTACAGAACATTCTGTGGGAAATCTGTTGCGCTGGAAAAAGGCACAATGAGTAAGAAAATACTTACGCATTAATAAAGTAAGGTGCAAATTTGCTCCAGCAAATATACGAGCTTTATCTTTATCTATCTTAGTTGGTTCATCTTTGATGGATGCTTTAAAAATAGAAGTAATACATTCTCCTCTACGCAAAATCTCTTCTAAAGCATTCATTTCCTCAATAATGTGCGGATCAAGATCCCTAACACAATCAATGTTATCAACAAAACGATCTGATTTCTGCACAAATTGTGTTTTGGGTCCCGATCCAGGATAACCAACAGATGTAAGGAAATTCATGGCATTGATTCCTGTAACTCCATTCAAACCAGATAAATTGGTGTCAAGATCAAGCTTACCTAATTTAGCTATTTCCGAATCA